ATTGGTCTTGTTGGTAATGCTGGCATGGTTGCTAAAAATTGCCCTACAGTTTCGTTGGGAGTGACATGAGCTAATGCTGGAATAGCCCATGCCCATACTTGATCTCTCCAAATATTTAATGCTTTTGCTTCAGCAACATATTGAGGCATAGTGCTTGTCAAATATGAAACCGCTGAAATAATATCATCATAACCCCAATCTTGAGCACCAGCGTTAATTGCTGAAGTAACAGAAGGGGTTAATCTTGCTTGAGCTTGTAAAACAGTCTCAATTAATGGGTAAGACCCAGTAATCTCAGTCCATTTGTTTTCAATTGCTTTGGCAATGTATGGAGCAAAAGCGGGGATTGTGCCATCATACCCATGCACTTTACCATCAGCATCTTTAAAATATCTCATCATTTTTCCTTAATAAAGCTCGACCCAATTTTGAACACCTTGACCACAATTTAATTGATAGGTAGCTCCGGGGGGAACAATTAAAATTGCACCTCCATAAGCTCCACAACCATTAAACTGCCACTGCCAAAAAGTTATTTGCTGACCATTTACATAAGAAGTAATTGATGATCCTGAAGAACAAGTGCTGGTAGCGGAAACAACGATTGGATAAGCATAAGGGTTTACATATCCCGTATTAAATGCCCTACCCACACCATGCCATATTTCACCAGTAATACCCAATCCTAATTTGCTTTGCCCATTTAATGCCAAAGCATTTGAAGCAGTTGTAGCCGTTCCAGCATTAGTGGCATACCCCGCATTTGTGGCTGTCCCCGCATTGGTGGCATATCCAGCGGAGCTTGCATAATTTGCGTTAGTAGCATAACTAGCATTGCCTGTAATATTAATTAGCCATGTACCATACGCACCTGAACCACTAGGTGTTGGGGGTGTGTAACCAAGAGCATTGGTTACATCAGTTGAATTTAAAGTAACTGAACCATTACGCCCATTAAAACTCACCATTGGAGCATACCCAAGAGCATTGACCACATCAGTTGAATTTAAAGTGACAGTTCCCGTGCGTCCATTAAAACTTGCCACTTGTGAAGAGTTGGCAAAATAAATGTTTGTACCATCACCATAAATATAAGTAGATGCACCTTGAGCAATATTGACCCCTGAACCACCAGCTGTTTTAGCCTGAATGGTGAAAGCACCAGTAGTGGCATTAGAAATAATCCATTTACCCACAAAATTAGGAATGATCAAATTGCATGAAGTGGTCATTGTCCCAGTCAAGGTCAATATCGGGTAAGCCGCTTGAATATTAGTTAATGTAATGCTTGACCCTGATATAGCAATAGTTTGATTACCATACCAAGCATCAGGAACCCAACCAGCCCCCCCAGTATCAGGGTTTGATGTATTGTTTTCAGCAGTACTAATCCAAAATCCAGCATGGCTTGTACTTTGAATCACTGCTCCCAATGGGTATCCAGTTACAGCGGAAGAGAAAGCTGCATCATAAGGAAAAAAACCACCAGCTTGTTGCCATTGTTGAATGGCTGTGATTTCATTAAGAATTCCATTCATGTCACCACCCCAAGGGGGAACGCCACCTGAAGAGATAGGAATAAAAGTATCAGGTGGGAAACCATCTTGCAATGAAGCACGACCATTGACAATACCAATTTGAGAAGCAACTGGAATTGGATTTATGTAACCCGTCCCAGCGGCATAACCAAAAGGCAATGGAATCTTTGATGGAATATTTGAACTTTGCATAAGAAATCCTATAAATAGTTGACGATCATTTGAACGCCAGCTGGTCTTGGAAAGACCCCTGAACTGGTCACAATGGCAATTTGAGCTGGACTTGGAATAAAGTCAAGATAATAAGTAAAAGTCATATTTAGATTATCAATCACATAAGCAGGACCAAAAGGATCAATTCCGTTATTAACACTAAATTCAGCTCTTAACAAAGCATTGATTGATGGTACTGATAAATTAGATATGTTGGCAGCCGCTTTGACAAAAATAAGCTGTCTATATTGAGTGTCAGACATTGCAAAGTTGGTTGTCTGTTGGACACCTTCATAAAAAGGGGCTTGTTGAAAAGGTTGAGCTCCAGTTAATGCAGTTGGAACTGTGTAAGCTTCTTCAAATCCAAAATACGGTGTAGAAGGAATTTGAAGATATCTTGAGCATCCAACAATTTGACCCCAAATGTCTAAACCTGTTCCAACAGCTGTAGCCACATTCCAAATGTTTGCATAAAAATTGGCTATGTCATGTGCTGGATCAACAGCATCACTAAAAGAATGAATTAATGATACCAATGTGGGTGAATCATAATACTGACTTAATAAGGTTTCTTGCCAAATCGGAATAGCTGGCTCAACCGCAATAATGGCAGTTGATGTTGGAAAATCACCAATATAAATTTTTTCATTTATATCTAAAACAAAATGGGATGTTTGTGAACTGGAATCTGAGCAAAAAAAGTTTTCATCAAACGATTCATTGTCTATAACTATAGAGCTAAATGAGGTTGCTGCAAGGGTTGATGAACCAAGCATATTAGACCAAAGTTACCAAAATATTAGAAGCAGTACAAGTGGGAAGTTCATCAATTCCAAGAGCAGCTATCAAGGTACTTGGATTGGAAACAAAACCAATATAAACTTCAATCACATTCACACTAGGGCTAATCGCATTGATATTTGCATAATATCTACCTGAATATGAAGTTGATCCAATGGTCACAGCAGCCCCACCATCTTCACCATTAAATGAAGCCAAAACTGCATTTTGTACCAAAACCGTAATATTAGATGGCAACAAAGTGCTATTTTTAATTTCAATATTAAAATAGACGGGGGTAGATGTGGGGGTCAGCCATGTCACCGTATAAGGCACGGGGGAAGCGTAATTCATGTCATATACAGTAGCAGATGTATTGCCTGAATAATTACAACCCGGTGGTTTTTCATTCCAAATTGCTTGTGAAATAGTAGCTGATGTACCTCCTGCTACACTGACACATATAGAATGAGCCTCTATTGAATAAGCAGTACTGCCATAACTAATTGCTGATCCTGTTGGATTATCCACAACTAAAGCACCAATTACATTGGGGACGGCAGTAACAGCAGCATAAATGGATTGAATTGAATTGACTGAATTGACTGCAACTGAAGCTGATCTACGGGCTTCAAAAGCAGCTCGTGATTCCACTAAGTTTCCAAGAGCACCCGGAGTGGAATTGTAAACTGTATTCCAGCCAGCAACCGCAGTGTAAATAATGGACAAAGCACCAATGTTGCAAGCAATAGCCCCTTGAGTTTGATTTTGAAACTCAACAACAATTGAACCTGATGATGGAATAACGGCTTGGGAAACGCTTGAATAGAGATAACCCGTAGTGTCTTGAGCAACTGATCCCGCTGGAATTAAAGTTCCTACAGCTCCCGTGCAAGTGGCATTGACAACCGTTCCTGCACCAGCGATCCGTGTCATGAAATATATTTCACCAATGGCATCTTGCCAAATACCTGATGCAAATGCTGGATTGACTTGATTTGCTATGTAAGCAATATCGTCATTCTTATTCCCAATGATGGCAGTTTCAGATTGAGCAAGTTGACCTTGTGGGGTTTGCAATGCTGGATTCACACCACCACCAAATGCCGCATTGATGTCTTGTTGAACACCAGCTAAAATGTTTGTTTCAGTTGGAAGTACGGGGCTTCCATTGACCCATGTGATTATTGGTACATTAGTGCTCATTTACCCTCCAAAAGCTACATTATTAGTAGCTCCATCTGTATCTATTATTTGAACTTGACCAACCAAGGATCGATTTTTAAAAGAGGTAAATGTGGCTTGAGCTGCCACCACATTAGGAATTGTTAAAGCTTCGTTTTGAATTTGCTCTGCAATATATTGCAATGGGGGAAACTCACCCAGTATTTGTTGCCAATAAGGAAGTCCAAGGCTGGTGTCATACCAACATTCCCCTAAGAATGTTCTAATGGCTGAAGCTACGTCTTGAGCTACAGAATAAGGTGTTTGAGCTAAAGCAATATTCCCATTAACATCGAGAACCAAATCCCAAGCGGTTTGATCGAGAAGTAAAGAATTTTGAATAATTGTCATTAAACTGGCACTCCCGTTTGTCCACCACCTGTTTGAACCCCACCATGCTTATGAGTATGAACGCTTGTGCCTTCAGCCGTTACATCCCCTGTAACTGTCATCGAGCCACCAAATGTAGCGTTTCCAGCATAAGAGCCTGAACCTTGAGACACAGCTCCATTCAACACAATGGAGGGTGAATTTATAGTGCAAGCAGTTGAAGCATCAACTTCTACGTTTGGTGCATTTATTGTAACCTTTGTGGGGCTAAGAATGGTGATTCCTGAACTATTAAATTGAATGTATTGAGTGGGGGCTGCTCCCAAAATGGTCATCAAATAAACCATATCAGACATATCATTTTTACGATTAGAGCCGGGGGCTGATATTGCCTGAGTGTTTTTTACTGTCGAAATGTCTCGATCACATACAGTAGCAATGCCAATATCACCAACCACAGGGTCAAGAATAATTCCATTAGCCC